GGATTCAGAGTTCGCCCGGATGTACCGTGCGATGGACCCCTACGATGAGGACATCAGGGAAGCCTACGAGGGAAGACGATCCTTCGGGGAAGAGTTTCCCGCCCACAAGGCGGCTGCGGAGAAGGAACACGAGGCGAGGGGAGTCCCCTATCCAGCCCGCGATGAAGCCAGAGAAAAGAGAGTAGTCGCCCAGAAGAAAGCCCGAGGAGAGTAGCTATGGCCGACGAGAAAGACTTGATCGATAAGCTGGATCACGCTCTGACAGGTATGCTGTTTGGTTGGGACGAACCGGCACTCTACGGTGATGTTGGTGTCGAAGATGATGCAGCAACTGGCTACTTTGGTGAGGCTTTTGATCAGGTAAACGACCCTGAGATAAAGCCCACATACCGTCTGTCTCAGGGGGGCTGGTCCGACAGGGACATTGACGAGCTTGCAGAAGCTTTCGGTGGAGAGCAAGAACTGAACGAGGCTCTTGAAAATCGCTATAGACAACGAAGAGAGAAAGTAAGAGATTTCAGCCCCGAAGGAACTCGGAAAGCCCGAGAACGGGCAGCCAGGGAAGCCTCGGAGGAGGCGAAACGCGCATCAGAACTTCAGCCCAAGCAAGGGCCTCTTCGATGGGCCAGTGCCACCCAAAGAGATTGGCAAGCGGAAGCAGCCCAGGATCCGAGTGAGTACATCATGGAGGCCGAGCGTCCTGGCAGCTTTGATGAGCCTCGGCTTAGCGACCAGTTCAGGGGCTCGAAAGGAGGAATCACCAGACATGAGGACGACCTGTTTCAGACCCTCCTCAAGGGTGATCGCAACGATCTGATAGATTTGCGTGAGAGAAACCCCTACCCCTTTGGGGGCTCAGGGGATTTCAGGGATGGCTCATACAGGGCTGGGCTGAAAAGACTCCCTGAAGCAGAACTGCGTACTGAGCTTATAAATGAGTATCTTGGTCGAGCCGCCGATAACTTTGACATACCTCCGGGGGGGCCAGAGGGGAGAAGTACGTGGTCGGACATGCCGGGAGGGCTGGATTATCGTCGCGGAGATCCCGTTAGGAGTGCGGCTAACTTAGCGGAAGACATTGCTCGTCCAGGAACAAAGATGGGAGATATTGGGTGGGAAGCCGGAGAGTGGGCTGTAGAGTCGCGCTCCTTCGAGAGAATGGTGAATGCTGCAAAGAAAGCTGGGGTTCACCTCGGTGATAACATCCTCAAGGTGGCAAAAGGATTTGGAAAGGCCGGGCTCAAGGCCATCCCACTCGTTGGCCTTGCAGCGGAGTTCGCTGACATCCCCACGGCAGAAGCCGGGACGATGGGTTCGGAGTTTGAGAGTGCCCCCGAGGCGAGAGAAAGGCAGAAGCGGGACATTGAATCTGAAGAGTTCCTGGCCGAGCAGCCAGGGTATGAGCCGGAGGGAACTCCTCCAGCCTGGGCAGACCCAGAATGGGAAAAGCAGCGGCGGTTCGGAGAAGAGCCCGAAGAAGAAGCGGACTACTCCCCAGAAGGGACTCGCAAGAGTCGAGATGCAGCGGCCAAAAAGGCCATGGAGAAGTAGCCTTGAGAGCGCCCCTATATATAACTGTCCTATTCCACTGAACGCATGAGCAGTAAACCCGGCCCGAACCAAGCAGCCCAGGCAAAGCGGCTGTTGAATACGCTGCGCTCCCCGGCGCATGCGCTGCCTGCCTTTGGGCAAGTGCATGATCAGGAGACGGCGAGGTTTGTTCCCTACCGGGCTCAAGCCATCAGCCACCAGCTTCAGACGACCATCCTCGACTACATGAGCAATCCGCCCAGGCTCCCTACGGGCGAAACACAGTTCCTTACCCTTCTGGGCTACCGCCAGGGCGGGAAGTCATTAGCGGTCGAGTATGCTGCATACTGCAAGGCGGCCTACATCCCGGGCTGGGATCATGTGGCGATTGCAGATAACAGGGACCGGGCCGAGTACCTGCACAAGAGAGTTCACCATCTACACCAGCGTTGGCCAGAACAGCTTCGGAGTGAAACGCTCCCCACACGGGAGAGCAGACAACTCACGTTCAACTCGGACCAGGGGGGGAAAATGCGTATCCTTTCCGCCGAAGCGGGAGCGGTTGGTGTTGGGCAGTCTCCTGATTCTTTCCATGCAAGTGAGTGCCATCTCTGGTCTGATTTCGCGGGCTCGATGTTTCTCATCAACCCGTCGCTCATCAACCGGCGGGAGGCCCTCGTTGTCTTCGAGGCTACTCCCTGGGAGAGGAACTGCGCGTGGCATGAACATTACTTGATGGCGAAGGCCGGAGACGGTCGGCACTTCGCAGCTTTCTTCCCCTTCTGGGACGGGAAGCTAAACCAGCGCCCATGGCCCAAAGAGTGGACACTGGAGAACGGGGAGATCGACTTCCTGAATCGCTACGGCTCCCTGGGGCTCACCAAGGAGAACCTCGCGTTCCGGCGTTTGCTGATGGACACAGATCCGGAGATTCGACGCCATCCCGAGATGTTCTCGGTGATGTATCCGTTCGACGATGTGTCCTGTTGGACCTCGGCTACCGCTGGGGCAATCCCACAGCACGCGCTGGAGAAGCACACGAAGGCCCATCTCGTCACTTGGGCTGGCCCATATATGGAGTATGAGGCTCCCGAAGCGGGAGCGATTTACGCGATTGGAGTTGACCCCTCGGGCTATGCGGCGCGTGACCACGCTGCATTCCATGTACTCAAGTGCTGGCGGGACGAGTGGACGCAGGTAGCGACGTTCGCCGCTCACATCGACCCCTTGAAGTTCACAGACCAGATTGAGAAGATTGGGCTGCGCTACAACAAGGCGCTCGTCGTCGTGGAGTCCAATGGCGTCGGGCAAGCGGTGCTCTCACTGCTGGTGGACCGCAACTACTCCAATCTCTACTACGAAGCCAAGTTCAAGCCGGGCTTTACCTCTACGAGCAAAAGTCTTGACCAAGCAACAGGGTGGCTCATCGACGGCCTCCTCGACGATTTCATCCTTCGGGACAAGGATACGGTCGAGCAGCTTCAAAGCTACAAGAACGACAAACGCACCGAAGAGTCTCCCAGTGCGGAGATTCTTCGACGAGGGCCGAACGTCCGGAGACGTGAGCGGCATCACTGGGATAAGGTTTCTGCGCTTATCATGGCTACGGTCGCCGCCCGGGCTGCCCCCTGCCGGGAGAAGCCGGGGCAGGAAGTCCAGACAGACAACGTCATTATGTTCACCGGCATGAGTTACGATGAGCAAGAGCAGTACAGAAAGAAGGTCACCGTTGACCGGAAACCTGTCCGTTCTTCCCGGGCTAAATACCGATCCATCCGACGGAGGAAGAGATAATGGCTATTGGTTGGGCTACGGTCGCCGCAGTCGCGGCACCGATTGTGAAGAAGGCAATAATATCAGGAGCCGCCTCGGCCCTGGGTGGGAAGGGGAAGGGGAAGGAGAATGCCGCTGCCCAGCAGATATTCCAGAACGAGCAAGCTAAGCTCTCCGCTCGATCCAAGCCTCCCTCGGACGTGGAAGTCCGCAATCGGATGCAGAAGTCCCTGGCTCTCTCCGCCCAGAACTTGAGGGGAGCGAAATGAGTCTGCAACTCACCCTTCCCATGTTCAATCCCATTAAGGTCGGCATCCGGGCCCACGCAGATGGGAACCATAAGTTTGCCATCGAGCGCATCCCCAATAGTGATGCGCTACTTGTCAGGCGCGACTATGGCAAGAGCATCACCATCCCTATGACTATGCTCGCCCAGGGCAAGACCATCGCAGAGGCGTACGAAGAGCTTCTTGATGGCGAAGGCTGATACCAGTCGCCGTGATCAACGGCAAGATGCGGCTAAGCAGGCCATTCTCAAAGACCTCCTGAAGCAGAGGCTTGCAGAACTTGCCGAGGCTGGATTCGTCATCTCTATCGGCGGGGCGGCCTACAATCGTCTCCTCCAATCCCTGGGCGAGGCCGCCGAGATGGGGGGCGTTGATGTAGAAGCTCTCCTCCGTGACCCAAAGCTGATGCAGGACTTCAGTACCGTACACATCGCAGCGGGCTGGGAGGAGATGGAAAGGAACTGGCTCCGGGCTCAACTCCGTAAAGGAGTCTTCAAGCAGAGCCCCGAGTCTGCCAGTGAGCTTCGAGGGCGGATGGGAAGGAGTTTATGGACAGAAGGCAAATACCAGCTTTCCCAAATGGGGCGGGGGGTCCTTCCAGTCTCTCCCCAAGAGATGAGAGAGCTCAGGCAAAAACTCTTCCTCGGGCGGAAACAAGTCCATGAATGGAAGGAAGTAATCACCACAGTTACCAGTTTGGACGCTACTGATACTGCTACTTGGGACGCCATTGAAAGTCTTAGAGATCACGACGACCGGCAGGAGGAAGCAGCCAAGGCCCTCAACAATCGAATCCGGTATCTCAAACCTCCGAACATGCCCGAAGGGCTATGGCATGAACTCCTCAAGGGAAAAGCTGGCCAACTTTTCGAGCTGATGGAAGACCCTTTCGAACTCCTCACGGAGGAAGACAAGACCAATCTCCGGCTTCAGACTCGGGCTGCCCAGGAGTGGGGGACGGCACTCAAAGTTGCGGAAGGGACATCACCGGGTGGGATGAGCCCAAGGCTCCAACGCTACTCCGAGCAGCAGCAACGACTTTCGCGGATGGAGACGGGACCGGGCCGTGGCCATGGTCCACTGCTACCGGGAGAAATGTCATTCAATCCAGCCATCTCCACTCGACCCAGCGTGCGAGCCTCTCAGTTTATCCCCGAATACTACAACGCCCTTCGAGGGAGAGGAATCACCGAGGCTTGGCGGAACAACGTAGATCCCGAGTTTCTCAAGAAGCTTCAGTTTGTGCATTGGACCCAGGACCCCGAACAGATCGCAGACGCCATGTCGGGGAAGCCGGACTTTGTCGGGGGGGGATGGGATGCAGAAGTTCCATACGGCGCTCGACTCGAAGATGATATCTCCGCTCATGCTTACCTGAAAAAAAGTCCAGAAGGCTTCGGAGGACCGAGATTCCAGTCGAGCATAAGAGCAGTAGGACTTGTTCTTGAAGGGGATGTAAACTTCATCGGGAACTTCGACATCTACTCGGCCCCTACGACAACGGATGTGGAGTTTGAAGGTGGAGATCCAGAAAAGCATCACCCAGCACTACAGCCTGCTACCAGCCGCAAAACTGGGATACCCATGGGGCAGCGTAGATGGGTAAGCACACACCCCACCAGTGCCGAACAGTTTGGGCATTCTCCCGTCCTACCGGTACTGGACAAAGAGACGTTCCTGACGACCGAGCAGAAGGAGGGGGAAGTCGGAGGTAAAAAAGCATCATCCGCAGGGAAGGTCAACGAGGCCCTCCTGGGCAACTCCGAAGTCGTTGGAGTTGTGATTCCACACGAGGAGATTCGAAAATACTACGACCAGTATTTTTCCCAACGAGGGGTCGCTCGGACCATGGCCCAGGAGGCGGCGAAGGTAGCGGAGCGATTTGATGTCCCACTCCTCGGGCTCGATAAGAAACCCCTCCCCCTTGTCGAAGAGTGGCTTCCTACTAACACTCCTACTGACAAGCTTGCGAGCAAGTTGGTGAAGGTTCTTCGACGGCAGCTATGGCAGCCGAAGCATCCCCTCGGGAGCGATCCTGCCCCCCTAAAGGAGATTGAAGAAGCTTTGAAGGTAGCCCACTTGCAGCAGGATTATCAGGCTGTAGCATCATTCGTGAAGGGGGAAACTATCTCCCCACGGGCCAATGCTGCCCTGAAGGCAAAGAGGATTGCTATACTTGACTCTCCAGCTTTTCGAGGATCATGGAAGATGGCGCTTCGGGAGCATGAAGATTATTTCCGGGAGAGGAAGGTTTACTTCCCCGACTACTGGGATGGGGAACAGTGGGCGAATCACCTCCAAGAGCTACTCGAACGCGATGGGGACAAGGCGCTTTTCCAGCGAGACATCAAAGAGTTCGTAGACCGCCCAGAGTGGCTGAAAAAAGAATCTGCGAACAGGACGCTTTACGGCTTTCTCAAGAATCTTCAGCCTCTCCGAAACGAGGTTGAGATTCCCAAGCATCCTGACCGGGGATACGGATCACTCATTGCGATGGACAACTCGATTGAGGATGTCCAGAATCTCGAAGCAGTAGCGGCAGACACCTCACGCCCCTGGAAAGATCGTCAGCGTGAAATCTTGCGTACTTATGAGGGGGCTCTCTTTGTAAAAGACAACTTTCGGGGGCATGCCTATAGAGTAGCCGCCCCATGGAGAATGCCCAAGCTCGCACACCTTGATGAGGCATTCCAGAAATCTGTCCCAGCTATTGAGCAGCACGGTCCAATCGTCCGTGGGATTCAGCAGTATTGGAGTAAACGGGACAACGATATCAAGTATATTGCAGACAAGATTGGGAGCAAGCCAACTGGCCTTGTCAAACAGGCTCCCGCAAAGGTAGTTCCCCAAACCAAGGCTGCGCCTCCAATCCCTCGGGCTAAGGCCGCGCTTCCAGCGCCGGAGCCTACAGCCCTTATTACAAAACCCGTGGCCACTCCTAAAAAAGGAGCCGTCCTTGAGTTGTATGAGACATCGCGGGGATCGCCTCTCCATCGAGCAGCGCAGTTGGGCACTCCTACACAAGGAGATGCTCTCCGAACAGCAGCACGGGGAGCTAAGATTGCAGGAGCAACGGCAAAGACGATTGCACGATGGACCCCAGCCGCTTTGCAAGCAGCAATCCTCGGTTACATCGGGCACGAAGTCGTCGCAGAAAAAGATCCAGTCAAACGAACGCAGTTGCTGGCTGGTATCGCTCCTTGGTTTGCTCCTGTAGCGGGCACACTTGGACCGACACTTGTTGGTCAGGAGTTCACGAAGTTGGTCCCCGCAGGACCATTAGCTATGATGCAAATGAGAACAGCAGGAGAGGGTTCTGATTTGACCCAGGATAGGGCCCCGACGCCGGCAGCACCTCGATACAGAGAGGGCTCACTACAAGCACGCGCCCAACAGAAGAAGCGTAAAGAAGCCGATGCAGCTATCCAGGAAATCACGGAAGAAATCCAAACCCAAGCGCCGGACGAAGATGCTGTGGAGTTCTTTGAACAAGAGCCCCAGCAGCCCATCCAGAGCGGATGGGGATACTTGGGAGCAAGTGATCCGTTGCACAAGCAGCGACAAGATGCCATTAGGAAAGCGATGGCCAAGGAATAACGATGTTGGATAAGAAGCAAGTCAAAGGTCTCATCGAGACTCACAAGGGCAAAGCCCAAATCGACCAGCGGGAGTGGGACCAACTCCGGGCTTTGTACACCAGTGATTCTGGGAATCTGGCTGCGGATACACCTCAAGGTGCGGGCGGTTCGCTCTACGAAGAGGATGACCTCTCGATGGAGACGAACTACCCGTACGCCTTTGTCGATACGATGGTGGCGAACATCTCTCCGGCCAATCCCGAAGTAACAGTGAACGCTCGTCGGCGGGAACTCCACGAGGCTGCAAAGTACCGAGAGGCGCTCATCAATGACACGCTCAAACGGACAAACGGACACCGTGTCATCTGGCGAGCAGCTACGATGGCTTCGATTTACCCTCGGGCTTTCGTCAAGTCTGTTTGGAACTTTCGTCGCCGGGCACCCGACTTCCTGAACATCGATCCGCGCTACATCTGGTTCGATTTGAGTGCCCTGCGTTGGGAAGACATTCGGTACCTCATCGAAGTCACGGTTCTCACCCGGGCCGACTTTGAAGAGCGGATGCAGCCCGATGAGAGGGGCGAGGCAATGTACAACCCCACCGTGGGGGACAAGGCCGACTTTGGGGCTTACCCCGCATGGCTTCGGGACCGGCAGCAGGACCGTTCACTCGTCAACACCGCCAGCCGGGACGTATTTGAGTGGGTCACGATTTACGAGGTCTACGACTTCTCGGGTGATGGTCGCTACTACCATTACCTCGAAGAGCAGGATGAGCCGCTGTTCGAGGGAGAGCTTCCATACCGCTTCGTGCGAAATCCTTTCACGCTGCTCGCTTTCAACGACAATCTGTCCGATATCGGCGGACTGTCGGATGTGAAGCTCATCAAGCCCGTGCTTGAGAGGTTGAACGAGTTGGACACGTTGATGCTGTGGTTTGCCCAGACGGCGATCCCAGTCACGCTACTCAACACCGGGCTCGTAGACAATCCCGAGCATATTCGAACACAGTTTCGGGATGCTACCACTCCGGGTTCCATCGTTGAGATTAGCGGGAAGGCAAACGCTTCTATCAACGACATTGTCGGCCACACTCAGACCCCTGGGCTAAGCCCCGAGTTCATCGCCAGCCGCGACCGCTGCATCCAAATCATCGAGTTTATCCTGGGCATTCCACAGTACAGCCGTGGTGTGGTAGGGGTGGCCGACGTGGCGACCGAGGTTGCTCTCGCTGACTCGGCTACTCGGACACGAAATGGCCGCCGGATGAAGGAAATCTACGACCTCGTAGCTTGGCAGGCGAAGGCCATTGTCGGGCTCTACGAAGAGTTCCTTGCTGAAGACACAATACTGCCCATCCGTCTCTTGGGCTCTCTTGATGCTCTTGAGGTTACCCGGGCTTCGATGATGGCGCGTGAGGTGTTGTCCGCTCGGGGGGAAGAGCCGCTTGAGTATGACTACGAAGCGATTCCCTACTCGCCAACGGAGAACAACCGGCTGGTGCAGCTTCGCAACTTGAGTCAGTTCTTCCCGCTGCTACAAGAGAGTGCAGTGGTAGACCAGCAACGTCTCACACGGAAGTTGCTCGAACTCCTCCAGATGGGTGATGTTCTCAAGAGTGATGATGAGATTGAGCAGGAGCAGGCAATGGCTCAAGCACAAATGGCTCCTCCTGGTGGGGGAATGGCTCCGCAGATGCCCGAAGGATTGTCGGAAGAGGATACACGGTTGGGTGGGGGTCTTCCCCTGGGCACGGAAGTGCCACTTCCGCCCAATGGACAGGGGGGCGAAGGCCACCCAACGCCGATGCCGGGTTTTGGTGGCGCTCCGTTCGCTCTTCCCCCAGGCATCAAAGGAGAATAATAATGCCGTTGTACGAAGGTGAGTGCCGACAAGACTGTGGGCGCTTTGAAGATGTGATGAAGGTCCATGAGTATGAGGCTGATGGGCTTATTTGCCCCGAATGTGGGCTGGCCGCTCGTACGATTATCTTTGCTTCCCCTACTGTTGGGCCAATGCCGTCTAAACCCCTGGTTATTGACCAGATTGGACAGTCCTTCACCTCTCGGGCTGAGATGCGAAGGTACTTCGAGGCCCGCCCTGACCGGAAGATTGTAGATCCGAATGACTCCTCCTTCACGAATCTCAAGGATTATGCGCATGCCCGAGCAGATGCCTCGGCAAGAAAGCTTGGATTCATCGATCATGAAGACCGAGGGCGTCGAATAAAGGCCGAGACGGCAACAAAACAGAAAATCGCTCGTGGAGACGGGAAGATTTTCAGCAATACTTGACGAGACAAGTGTACTTGGGTAGAACTTTTCCAGGGAGATGTGCTTATGGCCCACAAAGATGATGAAATGCCCGACGAAGAGAAGGACTCCGAAATGGAAGAAGAGTTCGAAGACGTAGGGGAAGCCGATGAGACTGCTGAAGCAGCCGACGCTGAAATGGGCGGAGCCGCCGCCGGAGAGAGCGAGATGGCTTTCGGGGAAGGAGAAGAAATCGGTGAAGAGGCAGGGGCGGAATATGGTTCTCTCGATGAGGGAGTCATGGGTCTGATTGACACCTGGGCACCTACTTCCCCCGAAGGTGAGCAGTACAAGCAGGAACTTCAAGACTTGTACTCACAGTTTGAGGCTGGTGGAGAGGAGATGAGTGCAGATGAGGGGATCCCTATGGGCTTTCTCTCTGATATGCGTTCCGCTGCTGCTTCCCGCGCCTTCGGCGGTGGGGGAGAACTCCCTTGAGCGATGAAATCGCCAATGCTCCCGTGCCTGCGGCCCCGGCTGCTGTAGTGGAGCCTGCCGGAGGTACTGTAGCGCCGTCTCCAGCAGCTTCGCCTCCCGTTGCTGTGGCTTCGCCAGCCTCTACCTCCACATTTGCGTGGTCTGATTGGGATGGAGTGGATTCTTCCCTCCCGGAACACCTCCAAGAGGGCGCTGAGCACCTCCGTTCCCGGTTTGAGAAGGACTATTCTACTCAACGGGAAGAAATCGAAGAGCTTCGAGCGGTTTATACTGCGATGCTCAACGAAGAAGAGGACCCCCGTATCGGAAAGATGACTTCGGAGCTTGAAGAGCTTCGGGGTTCCCTCTCGGGCAAGGATTCAGACCTCGATCAGCTTCGGGGCTACTACAATGAGCTTTCCGAGGTGGCAGTCCAGGACTATGTAGAGCAGTTCTGGCAACATCACGCCCACATTAAAGAAGATCCGGCCAAGTTGGAACGGTTCGGTGCATTTATGGCCGAAGGCGGCGATTTGGGCGGACCTTGGGACGGATATGTTGCTGCTCGGCTGATTGACCTGCCTGAAGAGGTGATTCAAGTAGCAATCGAGGCAAAGCAGGACGGCGTCTCCGATGAGTACGCATATAGGCTTGCCGAGGCCCAATCTAAGCTCTTGGGCCGGGAATCCGCCGCCGAAGATGCCAAGCAAGTCGTCGCTAAGAAGATTAAGGCGGAAGCGACCAAGCCCCGCCCCGCTTCAAAGATTACTAATGGTGCTACGGGCGGATCACGCCCAGCAGCCGCCCAATCGTCCATGTCTGGGGCCAAAACCCTGGATGAGATGCGTGGGATGGCGGCAAAGCGGGCCCTTAAGGTTCATGCCGGCGGAAAGCGGTAGATTTCACACCCCTCATCACTCGGAGCTTTGCTCCTAATCCCACAAAGGACAATCCCCAATGGCAATCAATCCTGATGTCCTCGCAACTGCGTTGCAGGACTTGGCTCCGGGATATTCGGAGCTATT